AGCAACGGTTATGGAGATAACCGGTGAAACGTCCCCTAAACTTCTCTCCTTTCATATGATAACGAAGCATCCAGCTTTCGTTAATCTAAAGAGAGAAGTTTATAAAAAAGTAAGCGAAGCGTTTAGGACGCTCGCCAATGTCTACCATCTTTATGGTATGACGAAACCCGGACAAGATAAGAGCAGAAAATCTGAATATACCAAAAATTATTTTAGTAAGATAAATAGCTCTATTGTCCGTTGCTTGTTTTTCTTAATGAAGAAAGGCCAAGACAAATGGGTTGATTACCTTAAACACATCACGCTTAACTTCTATGCATTCTACGAGACGGAGAACACAGACCTAGTTCCCCGATTGGAAGGCCTAGAAGATGATCATGCACCACAAGTGCTCTTTGGAGGAGTTTTTAACTCGTTTACCTTTCTCTTAAGAAAGAAAGAACCAAAGAAATTTAAATCGTTTATTTTAACGATCAATCAAGCGAAGATGGGGTTACCGAGACCGACTGAGGATATGGTTGAGAAAAAGACGTATGAAACGGCTGAGTTTCTCACAAGTGAACCAAGACCTCTACCCGACGATGAATATGTTGTACATCGTGGAAAGGATGGTCGTTTAGAAGGAACCGTGTTAAATAAGGAATTGATCTGTGGAGAGTTACAACGGGTAGTTCGAGAAGCTTTCAAAGGAAAGACTTATACTTATAAGGACCATTATGAGCCCTTTTGCCCCTCAACCAGTGCTAATTATAATTACACTCGGTCTAAAGGAGGTGCTGTCGGAACTATCGTAGATGAAATAATTAACAATTTTGATTTTCATACTGATGATGATCTTATAGAAGAACGGACAATAGAAATTGAGTCCGATGATTTTCTAATCGAACGTGCGCAGTTTTGCGGAAAAGACGACGATATATTGTTAAATGCTCTCTGTTTTCCTGTGAAAACGAATGTCAAGGCAGTGGTTTACGATGACACTAAACTCCGAGATCAATGGAGAAAAGTGATGGATAGAATTTACTCTGAAGCACAAACTGAATTGCCTTTGGTTGTCCCTGTGGTACTTTCTGAAGCTCTAAAAGTAAGAGTCATATCCAAAGGGCCTCCAAAGTTATATACTTATCTGAAGCCTTTTCAAAAATTTATGCATCGTACATTACGTCATATGGACGTTTTTAGACTAATCGGGACTCCGGTAACGGAAGCTATTATAAATGATTTATTTACAGCTGATTTAGTCCGTCCAGAAATGATCTTTCTTAATGGAGATTATAAAGCATCCACGGATAATCTACGTGGTTGGGTGTCAGAGACTCTTGCAAAAGAACTCTGCTCAGTTCTAAAAGAGAACGGCAGAGATGATGATGAAAGCTTCGAGATTGATGAAGCATTGCTTAT